CCATGCTAACAGATCGCCTACAGGCAGAGTTAGGTGAATTGGCAGAAGATCGCCAAGGACTTATCGAAGCCCGTGCCAAGTATGCTAAGAAAATGAAAGACGATTCCAAAGCAATGGAATCATTCATCTTTAATAATCTTAACAAAGAATTGGCAGAATTACACGAAGATCGCAAAACAGTTGCAGGCAATGTAGCTAAATTAGAATCCTTTATCGTGGATGCACTGGCGAAAGAAATCGCAGAATTCCACACAGACAAGAAAGACCTAGCCGAAACTAAAGTAAAATTAGTACGCGAAAGCAGAGCTAAGTTTGACAGTCTCAAGAAAGATTTTATCACAGCAGCTTCCACAAAAGTAGCAGAAACAGTGCAGAACGGACTACGTTCTGAAATGACTCAGCTCAAGGAAGACATTGAATCAGCTCGTAGAAATGACTTTGGTCGCAGAATTTTTGAAAGCTTCGCAAGCGAATACGCTGCAAGTCATCTAAATGAGAAATCTGAAACAGCAAAACTTCTTAAAGTTATGCTGACTAGAGAAGCCGAATTAGAAGAAGCAGTAAAGATTGTTGCAGAATCGCAAGAACAAGTAGCACAGAAAGATCGTGAACTACGTATTATCAAAGAAAACAACCAACGCAAGGAAGTTATGAGCGAATTGCTAGGACCGTTGACTGGAGATAAGCGTCAAGTAATGAGCAGTCTACTTGAATCAACACAAACAGAAAAGCTACGTACAGCTTTCGACAAATACCTACCAGCAGTAATGAATGGTGGAGCACCGGCGAAGAAAGTACTATCCGAAGGCAAAGAAATCACAGGCGACAAACAGGCACCTCAATCCAGCGGTAAAGAAGAAAAAACCGCTGAGATATTTGACATCCGCAGGCTTGCGGGACTAAAAGTTTAAGGAGAACTATAATGTCACAATTACTCGAGTCACGCTGGTCGGAAACCAAAGAGGCCCTTTTAGAAGGCTTACAAGGTAACAAGCGTTCAGTAATGGCAACCACTCTAGAGAATACCCGCAAGTATCTCGCAGAAAGTGCCACCGCTGGTGCTACATCCGCCGGTAACGTAGCAACACTAAATCGTGTGATCCTTCCAGTGATCAGACGTGTAATGCCAACAGTCATTGCTAATGAATTAGTTGGTGTACAACCAATGACTGGTCCAGTTGGTCAGATCCACACTTTACGTGTTCGCTACAGCGATACATTTAACGGTACTACAGGTGGAGCAACTACAGCTGGTGAAGAAGCATTAAGCCCATTCAAGATTGCTGAAGGTTATTCTGGTGCCGTAACTGGTAAGCCAGCTGCTACCGCTGCACTAGAAGGCGTTGCTGGTAACAAACTAAGCATCCAAATCTTGAAACAAACAGTTGAAGCTAAGACACGTAAGTTGTCAGCTCGCTGGACTTTTGAAGCTGCTCAAGATGCACAAGCCCAACAAGGCATTGACATCGAAGCAGAAATCATGGCTGCTCTTGCACAAGAGATCACAGCTGAGATCGATCAAGAAGTTCTACGTAGCTTGGCTACATTGTCTTCAACAGTATTAACATATGACCAAGCTGCTGTATCTGGTACAGCAACATTCGTTGGTGACGAGCATGCCGCATTGGCAGTTCAAATCAACCGTGCTGCTAACTTGATCGCTCAGCGTACACGTCGTGGTGCAGGTAACTGGGCAGTTGTATCACCAACAACATTAACATTGTTGCAAAGTGCTACTACTTCTGCTTTTGCTCGCACAACAGAAGGCACATTCGAAGCTCCTACAAACACCAAGTTTGTTGGCACATTGAATTCAGCAATGAAAGTGTATGTTAACACATATGCAGAGAACGACAACGTTCTAGTTGGTTACAAAGGTTCTAGCGAATCTGACGCAGCAGCATTCTATTGCCCATACATTCCATTGATGAGCAGTGGTGTTGTTCTTGACCCAGCAACTTTCGAACCAGTCGTGTCATTCATGACACGTTATGGTTATGTTGAGTTGACAAACACAGCTTCTTCTCTAGGTAATGCAGCTGATTACTTGGCGACTGTTGCTGTAACATCCGCTAACCTACGTTTTGCTTAATCTGTAACACGTATAACGCAACTTCAAAAAGCACCTTCGGGTGCTTTTTGTTTGACTTAAATATTGGGATGAAAGTGGAATCGGAACAAGACTTCAAACAACTACGTGAACAGTTTACGGCATGGCGACATCGCTTTCCTATGTTTACACATGATGTGCAACGCATTGAAAAAATAATAAATCAACACATTACTGCGCACAGTAAAATAATGGTCTTGTATAGGCAAACCAAACATCGCGGATATTTAGAAAAAGCACAACAAGAAATTGATGCCATCAATACAATATTAAACACTGTAGAAAAAATGGAACTGATGAGTCTACTAAGCCGCGGATAAATAAAGTATCTAGAATTTATTATGCGGTACCCGCCGCGTAGACCTAGAACGTCAAACATAAGGAGAATCAAATGGGACGTCCAGTAAAAAGAGATGTAAACGGTGTTGAAGTTTTTGGCACATATGCAAGCAATACAGGTATTAGAGTCGTTGCTAATATCGGCGGTACAATCAGAGATGATGTGTATATTCTTAAACAAAAAGGTACAAGAGCCTATACTGTATTTGATGTATCAGACAGTGCAACAGGACTATGTAGATTGGCCGACAAAGACAGCGACAAACTATCAACAGGCGAAATGTTAATGACAGGTCGTGTAGCTGCTGATAATAATCAAGCTACCAACGGTCGTAGAATTAGAAAGTTAACCAAGCGTATTGCTACTGATTTTAGCGGTGTTCGCTATAAATGGTATATGGCAGACGATTCTGGATCTGACGATATCTTATTAGTTGCACTATAATCTAGGATTGTAAATGGGACAGTTTCTCAGAGTCAACGGTGACTACAACATTCGAGCAGGCGATGGTGCCAAGATAACACTTGACACTGGCCCTGCTGTGAGTGGTGGTTCGGTAAGAGTTACTGGTAATCTAGTAGTCGAAGGTGATACGTTTAATATCAGCACCACTAATTTAACCATTGAAGATAACATTATATCTTTGAACACTGGAGAAGTTGGACCAGGCGTATCTTTGATATATTCAGGTATTGAAATCGAACGTGGTAACACTACCTCAGTGACCCCACAGAACAATGCCAGCTTCCTCTACGACGAAAGCACTGACTCATGGATACTAGCACATGGTTCTGCGCCAGGACCGTTTAACTTTGATGCCAGTAGTCTAAGACTCAAACAGATACTAACAAACAGCACTACTGATTCAGGTGACCTCACACTGATAGGCACAGGCACCGGAGTAGCTAAAGTTATAGGTACTATAAATTATGAAGATCAAGTCACACATGACGACGATCTTCCTAATAAAAAATATGTTGATGATTCAATTCTTAACAATCCTACTTTTCAAATTGTTGCTCCTCAACTTCAAGATACTAGAGTTATTATTGCTGACAAAAATATCTCTCCTGATATCGCAGGCACAGCTGGATCGCTGGCCTATTTTACAGCTACCACTAGTTATAATACCTTCGGTGAAAGTGCAGTTTCGATAATAGTAGACGGTGCTCTAGTCGGACAGTTTTATACAAATAGATTTGAAGTTGGAGATTTAGAAATCGGTGGCGGCTTGGATCGCAATGAAATTTCAAGTCGTGCCGGTATAACCAATGAAAACATCTATGTTCGGACACAAGGCACAGGCAAACTTCAAACCAACTATGCCATGCAGTTTGAGAAAATTAACACTGTTCCTAGTTATGTGTCCGACAACGTGTTGTTGTATGCAGCTGTGCCTGGCACAGGCACTACAGGAGTATATTTTGTCAACGACAGCGCAGAAACTGCAAAACAAAACGGTGAGTTAATAAGTAAAAACAAAGCACTGGTATTCAGCATGCTATTTTAAGAGACACATATGATAAGAAACTATGAAAATCCAGAAGGTACACTATCACTGATAGATTCCACCAACGTTACAATACCAGTCAAAGTGTTTACCAGCTCAACCACAGGCGGCCCTATCGCAGGAGGAGTAATTGGTAGAGAAAATGCAGTTACTACTATAGCATTGTGCAACACAGCAGCGCCCGATCCTGCAGACGAAACTACTAACAACGTCACAGTAAATATTCATGTAGTTCGAAGCGGACTAAGTTATGCAGCTGGAAATCTCGTAGTCAGCAATCTTGTTGTGCCAGCTGGCGAGACTGTGTTCTTTTCTGAAGAACGTATAGTGTTGGCCAGCGGTGATCAAATATGGATCGGCACCTCAGCGGCTGCAAGACTATCTGTAACCGTGAGTGTATTAGCTGTATGAAATTCTTAAAGACCAAAAATATTTCGCAGTTTAGCATCAACGATCGTGCGTTGATTTATTATCCTGCCGGCAACGGGCCTGGTAACAGAGTAGTGGTCAATGCTAATGGAGGCATGATGTTACCTAAAGGCACAACGGCACAACGCCCGCAACTAAGTAGTGTGCGTCAACCTACAGATGCCAACGGCACTATTCGTTACAACACAACGATTCCAGCACTAGAAGCTTATGTAGGTGGTGCCTGGGTCATAGTGGCTAGTCCATTTGCTGCTGCTATTACTAAACAAACACTAGGTCCAGGAGACGGTGTTTCTACTATTTTTGGACCGTTGAACAGCATTTTTGCGCCATCATACGCTGCCAGTGCAGACAATGTAATAGTGTTGGTAGAAAACGTCATGCAGATTTCTTCTACCAACTTTACAATAAATCAAAATCCCACAAGCACAGGAACAGGTGCAGAAATTAATGCTACAGCATTGAACAGTGGTAATAACGGTACTAGTTATATAATTACTTCAGTGGGATCTACAACATTTACATCATTTGGTGCCGCAGCAAACACAGTAGGTACAGTATTCACCAAATCTGGCGGAACCCCCACAGGCACAGGTAAAGTGCGAGTTGCTGGATATTATCTCGGATTTACATCAGCAATACCAAACACAGGAGGAGGCGGCAATCCAGTCTACGTAACTGTATACTACGGATACGCCAACTAAGCATGAGTCAATTGGGGCGCATAGGTGGTCAAGTATTAACAGACAACCTGTTACGTGCCGGTGTTGACCTTGCGTTTGAAACTGATCTATTATACCTTAAAGTATCACCTGTAACAACAGGAGTTTCCCTAAACGAAGATTCTGATCCTAATTTTGGAAAAGCTGGTAGCACATCTACACCGTTTACTGCTATAGGTATTAATACCGATGTGCCTATCTACGATTTTGATGTTAACAACAACATCTACACCAATGATTTCACAGTGGTTACACAACTTGCTCCGGGCAACTTGCGTTTTAATGCACCCAACACTATTTCTACCAGCGTGGGTGGTATTGATGTTTATATCAACGGTGGTGGTGAAATATTTCATGATAGACTTGGCACAGACAATCTTATCCTAGATGGCAATCTTATATCCAGTGTATCTAACAGTAACATAGTCCTAGACCCTAACGGCTCAGGAACAGTGGAGTTAATAGCCAATACCAATATCACAGGAAATCTTGCAGTCAGCGGCAATATCGGTATCAGCGGCAATCTTTCAAGTCAAGGCACCCTGACCTTTGGTGATAATCAAACATTTGACACTGTGATCATAAACACTGATTTCACACAAAGTATCATTCCCGGAGATGACTTGATCTATGCCATGGGAGCAGACGCAGGTGACAGCAGTGTAAGACGTTGGAGCCAAATACACGCACCGGACTGGACTAATATAACGACTGGAGCATGGCCTGGCAGTGGATTAAGATCGCAGTCAGTGATAGTCAGTGAACAACTTAGATTAGACGGAACTATTAATAAAATATCAGCCACGCAGAGCAATGACGATGTGCGATTACTACCGTTCACAGGCATCACACGTATAGAATCTATACAGTGGCAGAACAATGACATAACCAACCTTTTAAATACACCCTTGACTTTTTCTAGCACAGCAGGCATTGGGTATTTGAGATTCATGGATACTAATGGGTTTGTGATTCCCTCAGGAGATAATTCTCAAAGAAGAGTCAGTCCAGAAGTAGGTGAAACTCGCTGGAACACCGATGAAGGATATCTAGAATGCTACGACGGCACGGTGTGGTCAGTGAGCACAGGTGGCGGTATTGAAGTTGATGTGCCAATCATGGAAGATCTCGGCCATGTCTATACCCTGATGTTGGGGTAATTTTTCAAAATTGATAAATACTTTTAATTGCAGAAACGACCATTTTTGCAGGATTCGACTGCGGTAAACCGGCAAAGAGCGTGAGCTGAGAATCTGGTTAACGGTGTAACACCGGGTAAATTGGAGAGCTAATGGCTATCGGTCGCATTTCCGGTCAGCTCTTGAAGTCAAATCTTCTTCGCGCAGGCGAAAATTTGGCATTCGAGACAGACCTACTCTATCTAGATGTTGTGAACTCTCGAATCGGGATACGCACAGCAACTCCAACTGTTGACCTTGATGTCAACGGACACACCCGTTCTACGAATGTCACAGTAGACAATCAATTAAACATCGGAAATCTACACTTTACTGGTAATACCATAACCAGTGATTCCAACACCATAAATTTTGCAGCGGCTGTAGGTGAAGCCACTGTTTATCACGCAAGACTGCAGATAGATGATCTGCAACTGCAGGGCAACATCATATCAACCACTGTCAGCGACAGCGCAATAGAAATAAATCCCAACGGCTCTGGCACAGTTAACATCATAGCCAATACCAACATCACAGGTAATCTTGCGGTCACCGGCGATGTCAATGCCACTGGAAACATAGTTATTGGTGGTAATATAACCATTGGTGATGCACTCACAGATAACATTGTAATCAATGCCAGTATCAAAAGTGACCTTGTGCCACAAACTGATAATCTTTATGATCTAGGATCTCCCACATTTCGCTGGAGGGCTATCTATGTTAATGATTTTTATACCGATGCTATAAATGTTCCAGCTCTAGACGTTGGAAACTTGATGTTCCGTGACAATGAAATTACCACTACAACTGGACAAGATCTATACATTGATGGTAATGGTGCAGGTGGTGTTCGATTAGGTAATTTTAGAATTGTTGACAACGTTATCACAAACGTGTCTACAAATGCAATTACACAAATAGCACAGTCTGGCACAGGATATTTTAAGATACAGGGCACCAATGGATTTGTTCCTCCTAGGGGAGATGACGGTGAACGACCTACAGCTTATGCAGTTTTGGGAATGACTAGATTTAACACCAATGCTAAAGCATTAGAAATATGGGACGGTGCCGCGTGGGCATCACCAGCTGGATCATCAGGAGCTGTGAGTATTACCCAAGCCAACGATATTGCAGTGCAGATAGCACTCACACTAGGATAAAATATGCCAACCTTATTTAGACATTCTGTTAATACTGATATAGGAACTACTCCTGTTGATGTATTACAGATACCACCGGGGGTGCGAGCCACAGTTATTGGCATGAATATCGCCAATGTCACAGACTATGACACAGTGGTAGTTAACATATATGTTATAGATGAAAACTCTACTCAGGCACATTATGTGCGTGGCTTATCAATATCTCCCAACAGCACAGCTAAGATTATCACCCAAGGTGAAAAACTGATATTGCCAGAAACTGCAGGCATAAGAATAGTCAGCGACACCGAAGACAGCATAGATTCTGTCATTAGTTATGTAGAAATCTCTTAAGGAAAAATCATGCCAAGTAATTATTATTTAGGTCAAAGCCCAGATGAGGCACTAGGAGATAGTCCTCGCTATTGGTATGCTCTGCGTAGAAACTCTGATGGCGAACTATTTTTGTATAGGAGTGATCAACTCAAAGACAAAGATAGTATTGAATTAAATTTACCCGGATCACCTGAAGAAAATTTTGAAGACTTCGAACCAGGTATAGACTATTTTGATGGCATCGCACAAGATCACGAAGTAGAATATGACAATTTAGTATGGACACAATATCGTTGGGACAACAGGAATATGTTGTACTATGTTGATAATCAGGGAAGATTAACACAAAGAATAAATCAGGGATACACTTATCCTACAGGTCATTCAAGTTAACACGGAATAAATCATGGCAGAATTTAGAATCAGTAGAATTAGATATACATGGAAGGACGAATGGGCACCCGATTCAACCACCTATAATAAAGATGACGTAGTAAGATACGGAGGCAGTACTTGGATATGCCTACGACAACATACTGCATCAACTTTTGAAGCCGACCAAACCTATATTGCTAACCAAAATGACACACAGCCAACTCCAGCCTGGTTGAAAATGACCGACGGGTATGAGTGGAAAGCTGCATGGACCTCTTCAACTTTATATAATCCTGGTGATATTGCACTATACGGTGGCGTAATATATCTATGCGTAACCAGTCATACATCTCAGTCAACATTTGATGCCAGTCTAGACAATTGGGCTGTGTATCTATCAGCAGACAAATGGCAGCAAGAATGGACTCCTGCTACAAGATACGGTATTGGTGATCTTGTTAGATACAACGGTATTGTATACAGATGTATTGTGGGACACACTTCATCTACCACCGCCTTGGGTTTAGAAATAGGAAACAACGATACCCAAGACGACAGTGTAGGTGAATTATGGCAAGTATACTACGAAGGTATTGAATACAAAGGAACATGGACTGCTACTACAAGATACAGACTCAACGATCTTGTAAAATACGGTGGCAGCATTTTACGCTGTGTAACAGGTCATGTTGCATTGGCAAACATTACCAATGAGAATTTTGTTACAGAATTTCCTGGACAACAATTTTATCAGACATGGGATAACACTGTCTACTATGCAATTGGTGATATTGTTAGACATGGCGGATATCTATACGTAGCATTAGCCAACAACTATGCCACTGGCAATCCAACAGAAGATATTACAAATTGGAAAATAATATCCAAGGCTGTGAATTTCACAGGTACATGGAATGCAACTGTAGATTACAAAGTAGGAGACGTAGTTCGCCGCGGCGGCAATCTATATCTAGCTGTATCTGATACAGGCAATGATGGCAGTTCATTAGATTATCTTGACACCAGCAATTGGGAATTAATTAATACAAGTCAGTCATGGCGAGGTAATTGGACAGCAGGCCAATCATACAGCCTTAATGATGTAATAGTATTTTTAGGTAATACCTATAAAGCTAATTTTGAACACGTTGCTTCTGATGATAATTTTCCAGGAGATAATGGGTCTGGATTTGTTTATTGGGATCTAATATTGCAGGCAGGCTCAGAAGTAGGAATGTCGCAACGCGGAGATCTACTTACATTTGGTCCTTCAAGAACAAACGTAGGTGACGGCAGTACTTTTGGAGCAACCAGTGTTCCAGTAGGAGAAGAAAGCCAAATTGTTATTGCAAATCAAGAAGGCAGTGTTGATTATGCCTATTGGGGCGATCTAACAAGAGTAAGATTTGTGGATATTAATGGAGTTGATGACTACACGAATCCAGAGAGAGGCACTAGTCAATTTTTGCCTTGGAGAACTATTAGATTTGCCTGCGAACAGGTCAATGATGGATTCAGCGGACATACAACTATTAAAGTAGCAGTAGGAGAATATGTAGAATTAACTCCAATCATTGTGCCACCTAGAACAGTGGTGCTAGGAGCTGAACTAAGAAGCACTTCAGTAATAGCTCAAGGTTCTGTTATTCTTGCTGCCGATCGTCTATATCATATAGCTGCATTAACTAGAATTTCTGGAATTATTCAAGCAGTAGTAGCTGGCAACGTGGCAGCTAGATCTGTGGGAAATTCTGTTAGCCAAGTGTTTTTAGGTATACCTACCAGCGAAGATGCTGCCACAGCAATACAAAGCAAGATTGCAAATATAATTTCTTACATTAATTTTTACATCAACAGTTCTGGGTCAAATCCTATAGTTACAGGAACTAACACAGCGATAACGTCCGCTGAATATACCAATACTGTGTTGCAGCTAGAAGCCAATAAGAATTTTATCATTGCTGAAGCTGTGGCCTTCTTGCAAGCCACGTATCCCTCATATGTTTTTAATGAGGATTTATTGAGATCTAGTATGTTTGGATATGTAGATGCTTGGAAATATGATATAATCTACACAGGCAATTACAAATCATTGCTGAGAGCAAGATACTATAGAAATCAAATACTAGGCTGCACTGCCAGTGAAGACATGTTCTATGTGAGAAACGCTACCGGAATACGTAATTGTACTTTGAAAGGATTGGACTCTGTGCTGAGTCCTCCCGTAGCGTTTGATCTATATCAACTGCCAGTGGGCGGAGCCTATGTGTCACTAGATCCAGGATGGGGCCCCGCAGACTCTACCACTTGGATCACTACACGATCACCTTACATTCAAGGTGTTACAACCATTGGCACAGGATGTGTCGGGCAAAAGATTGACGGTGCTTTACACAACGGTGGAAATAGATCCATAGTATCAAATGACTTTACACAAGTTCTCAGTGATGGAATTGGAGCTTGGGTGCGTAACAATGGTCGAGCAGAATTGGTTTCAGTATTCACATACTATTGTCATATTGGGTATTTTGCCGAAGATGGCGGTATCATACGAGCCACAAACGGAAACTGCTCCTACGGTACCTACGGCGCCATAGCGGATGGTGTCAATGCTTCAGAAACTCCGGTTATAGCAAGGAACTATACCAGAGCTCAACAGGCCATTGTGGCAGCAGCTTTTGCTGGAGATTTTGTTGACGAAATACAGATTTTAGAATGGGCAAATATGGGTCAGGATTATACCTCGGCTAACGCAACGTTTGCTGGTGCCGGTGTTAACGCCAGTGTGATTTTTGAAGAGTTTAGAGATGATGCTGTGTTTGAAGCAAGAAGACTTGATGCTAATGCAGGCACTGTTCAAATAGCACAAGAAATAGGCGGCAGTGGTTATGTGGTGGTGCAGAACAATGCACAAGGCGGCGATGCGTTGACTATAACCATAGCTACCAATGATGCAAATTCTATTACTCAATATCTTGGCATGCGAATAATCATTACCAGTGGCGCTGGCACAGGACAGTATGGGTATATCACTGCCTACGACAATGTGACCAAGGTAGTTACTGTATATAGAGAATCTGATGACCAACCTGGTTGGGATCACGTAGTTCCAGGCAAACCGCCCACTGTGCCGTTGTTGACTAATACTACATATAGAATTGAACCCAGAGTGATATTCTCTGAGCCTGTATATTCAGCGACAGAAATTACAACCCCTACTATTACCACTTGGTCAGAAATTGTTTTTGGTGATACCACTGAAACTTACACCGATGTGCCAGTTAACGAATCAGGCACAGGTACTACTATAGACGTTGTTGCTGCGTTGGCTACATTTAACATAGTGAAACAAGGTAGAAATTATACATTGACTATCAACAACGGTGGAGCAGGATATGAGGTTGGACAGCTGTTGACCATAGACGGAGATCTTATAGGCGGAGCCACTCCAATCAACGATTTGTTAATTTTAGTTACTGATGTCAGCGATGACAGCACAAATTCTATTTTAGCTGCACAACAAAAGACCTACGGTACAGGTGAAGACAATCTAGCTGCTAGTGGCAGGTTTGTAGTGGTATCAACCGCCGGTAGTGCTGCTATGTATAGTGCTAATGGCAGCGATTGGACTACCTTTAATATGCCCACATCGGGTGATTGGAAATGCCTAGCAGCAGGCAGAGTTACATATCCCTCACTAGGCAATCACATGTTTGTGGCCATACGCCAAGGAAGTGCTGCGGCAGCTAGTTCTACAGATGGTATAAATTGGATTGCAAGAAGCATGCCAGTTTCTCTGCAATGGAATTCCTGTATTTACGGTGGAGGTTTATTCATTGCTGTGGCCACAAACTCTAACACAGCAGCCTACAGTCTCAATGGCACTACTTGGAGTTCGTTGGCTTTGCCTTCATTTGGGGACTCTACTTTAAACCAATGGGTAGACATTGCCTATGGCAGACAAACATACGTGGTACTGGCCAACAGTGGAAACACTGTAGCAACAGGTACATACAATGCTACCTTAAACACATGGTCATGGGCTGGTCATATCATGGACGTGGTTGCAGACTCCAGCGCCAAAGATTGGGTCAGCATAGCCTATGGCAACGGTAGATTTGTTGCCATATCCAGCACAGGTGATGTGGCCTACAGTTTCGATGGCCTAGATTGGTTGCCTGCTGTTATGCCATCACAGGACGGCAGTACTGCTCACAATTGGAAGAAAATTAAATATGCACAAGGTGTATTCTTTGCTGTAGGAGACACAGGAAGTCGACTTGTAGGAGGAGATATTTCCGTCGGAGCAACTAATTTTGCAGCAACCAGTTTTGACGGGGTTGTATGGACCACAAGAACGTTGGCCAGCATAGTTAATTGGCAGTCGGTGGCATTTGGTACTCCATATGTAGATGCTAGAGATTCCACTGTGGGAGACAACACACCTACATGGATCGCCATCGATACTACAAATAAATTCAACAAGATACAGACTGGTGCAAGAGCGCTAGGCAGAGTAACAATAACCAGTGGGGTTATTAGCAGTGTGAAATTATGGGATCCAGGATCTGGTTATACTGAAGGCCCTACCTGCACATTTGTTGACCCTAACAATAACAGAGATGCAAGAATCGAATGCCGTACCGGTGACAGAGTATTAGCACAGCCAACTTGGTTAAATCGAGGTCTAGGATACAGAACAATATCTACCAGAGTAACGATATCTGGTGACGGATATGCAGATGTAATTCCCAGCGGTAAATTTATTGTTATCAACGATCTTGCAATATATCCCAAAGTTGGTTCTAATCTAACCATAGGAAGTTTGCCTGGTGATTATACCTTGGTTACCATTGAAGAATTAGGTCTCACAGACAGAGGGCTAGCAGCAAGAATACGTATCAGTCCAGAAATTAAAGTTCGTGATAATCTTCAGCATCTCACCGAAATAGCTATAAGAACAAAGTTTGCTCAATGTAGAATCACAGGTCATGATTTCTTAGATGTAGGCACAGGAAACTTTGAAGAAACTAATTATCCTGAACTATACAGCGGTTTTTATGATCCACAACCCTTTAATGAAATTGTAGAAGAAAATAGAGGCCGTGTATTTTATACTTCAACAGATCAAAGCGGTAACTTTAGAGCAGGCGAATTGTTTGCGGTCGAGCAAGCCACTGGAACTGTAACAATTAGTTCAGACTTTTTTGATCTTTCTGGACTTACTGAACTACGACTTGGCGGTATTAGAATTGGAGGCACTGGAGCAGTTGTTAGAGAATTTTCAACAGATCCGTTGTTTATAGCAGATTCTAATAACATTGTTCCGACCCAACGAGCTATAGCTGCTTACTTGGCAAACAGACTTAGTGTAGGTGGATCAGAAATTGCAGTAGGCAGTTTTATAGCAGGAACTATACTAGTTGGTCCAGATAGGATTAACAACACAGCCGGTTTAACAATAATTATACCGCTGAGAGCAGAATTTGATATGGCAAATTCTGGAGTAAGCGGTAGCATGTTAGCCCAGACAATGTTTTACAGATCGTTCAAACAATGATCAGACTAAATATAGAATACGGAGTAGAAAATGGCAGAATTTAAACTAGGTAGAATTAGATTTGTTTGGAAAAACACGTGGACTCCTTCCACCGTCTACTATATAGACGATGTGGTTAGGTACGGCGCCCGCACTTATATCTGTGCGGCGGGACACACTTCTGCCTCTGATTTCAACACAGATTTAGAAAATTATCCAACAAGATGGAATCAAATGAGCGACGGTCAAAGTTGGACCGGCGACTGGAATATCGGCACTTTCTACAAACTTAATGATGTAGTCAAGTACGGTGGTCTTCTCTACATTTGTAACGATAGTCACACTTCGGCAGCAACTACGCTGTTAGGGCTAGAAGCTGATCAAGCCAAATGGACTTTATATGCAGAGGGACTTGATTGGAAAGGCGATTGGTTAGCACTAACTCGTTACAAGGTAAATGATCTAGTCAAGTATGGTGGTTATACCTATGTGTGTAACACATATCATACGTCAGCTGCTAATACAGCACTTGGATTAGAAGCAGACCAGTCCAAGTGGGATACATTTAATCCTGGTATAGAATACAAAAATACCTGGGTTACTGGCACACGATATAAGTTAAATGATGTGGTAAAATATGGTGCAGGACTTTGGATCTGTGCAGACGACCACACCGCAGCTGCTCTATTTAACACTGATTTTTCCGCGGGCAATTGGAGCCAATTTACCGAAGGCACAGAATTTGAAGATAATTGGAACTACCTAACCCTGTATCAATCTGGCGACATTGTGAGATATGGTGGAAATCAATACATAGCCAAAACTGTGCATACCGCCGTAGCTATTACAGAAACACCACCTACTCAGGCATCAAGATGGGATCTATATACAGAAGGATTTAAATTTCAATCTGCTTGGGCTAACACCACATCATACAAAATAGGTGAAGTAGTATCCATAGGCGGCTATACCTATTTGGCTGCCCAGGATTCGCCTTCAACTACATACACTGTTACTGCTGCGGTAGCATCTACTGATGAATTTACTATAGCATCAACAGCAGGCATAGTGGTGGGAATGGCAGTGAGATTTACCGGTACAACATTTGGCGGAGTGTTTACCACAGCTAGATACTATGTAAAAACTGTATCCGCAGGCAATATTACTATATCAACAACGCCCGGTGGCACAACATTTAATGTCAGTGCAAATGAATCAGGTTCTATGACTGCCACTGTGTCAGCCGAACCGCCAAACACCGCATATTGGTCGAGACTCAATGCCGGTATCAACTGGCAAGGTGAGTGGACAGATGACAGAGAATATCTATTAGGCGACGCAGTAAGATTTGGCGCCAATGCATTTATCTGCGTATTGGCCCATAGATCAGAAGGTGACGACGGTTCTACTGTAGGAGTAGCAGGTGGTGGACAAGCCAACAGCAAACCTGATCAGGATAGCACAGGAACATATTGGAATCTACTGAATGTTGGTACAGAAACCGGCGTGTTATCAGTGCGAGGCGACCTAGTTTATTATGGTGGCGCTGGACCCCAGAGATTACCGATCGGTCGCGAAGGCACAGTATTAAGATCAAACGGCGTAGATCCAGAATGGATTGCTCTCGGCGAAGTTGATCATACTTATTTTGTAGCGCCAACAGGCACTGATCTACCATCACCAATACACGGTAGAACCTGGGACAAACCTTGGAAAACTATTCGCTATGCTTGCGAACAGGTAGAACGTGGTCCTCGCAATCCCGATGCACGATATTTGTTGGAATTAAATCGTGTGTTCATTCAACGCGAAGTCACAGAATTTATTCAGAATCAAATTACTAACAACATTGCACCATTTACTTCCGGATTTGTCTACGATGATTTCAAATGCGAACGAGATGTAGGATTTACACTAGATGCGGTAACCTATGATCTATGCCATGGTGGTAATATTAAATCACGCGGAGTTGCTAATTCTCTAATCGGCGGACTCAGCGAAGGCGAAACAGAAGCATATCCAGGCTTAGCAATTGAATCAGACGAATCCGTTGCTGCCTACAACTACATGCTCACAGTTGTTGGAAATGTTTTAGCACAGACAGCTCCAACAATAAATTATCAGACACTGAACGGCGACAACTCTACTGCCACAGTAGCTCAATATTTCAACAGCGATCTCACAGCAGAATCTGGAGCATTGGCTAATGTGACAGCAAGTGTTACACTGATCACAAATGCTATCACAGCTAGAGCAGCAGCGGTTACAGCACCTCAGATAGCAGCCGCCATAGCTAGTGTGCCGGCAAGACGTAGTCCTAGTAATTTGATCCAAGTGGCCACAGGTCAGTATAGAGAAACATTACCTATTATTGTGCCAGAACAGACCTGTATACAAGGCGACGAATTACGCTCAACCAACGCAGGACCTGCAGGCAGTTTAACTAATCGATCAGATGCCGGTTACAGCATAGGTGCATTAACTAGATTGCAAACAGTAGTCGATCAGATCGTAAGAGGTGCAAACGTTACAGAAAGCTCTGGCAACACTACTGTTCAGAGCATAGCATTCCCATATGCTAGTACAGACGAAGCAGCTGATGCTGCACAGTTGGTCAGAGTCATGCAGCATCAGATTGATTTTAAGATCAGTTCTACGTTCATGGAAAGTTCTGCAAACCCTACAGGCTATAACACATCATTCTTAACAGGATTTGGCGACGCAAGAAAACTACTGATTGAAAACAAAGAATTTATCAAAGAAGAAATTACAGCTTTCTTAAATACAAATTACAGCACATTAAAATTCAGTAGAACCAAATGCAAACGTGATGTGGCATTTATTGTTGATGCTATGAGCTATGATTTGACCTATGGCGGAACCTGGGCTACACTAGTGGCTGGCACAGCATATTTTGATGGCGATAACAGCACACAACTACAGATTGATAGCACAGAAATTGCTGCCACGGTAGCTGCCTATGGCAGATTGAAAACAGTAGTACAACAGATAATTGCCAACACCACAGTAACAAAATCCACAGGCAATACCGCCACCCAATGGACAGATTCCACAAACTTGGTAGGCGGCGCAGCTGCTAATGTCACTGTAGGTGCTTTAGTAGACATTATTACCAATATTATACAAGGTGATAGCACAGAAGGAAACACTCCGCAGATCAATGTTACACAGATTGCAACTCTTAATACATTTACATCTAACAATCACGGGCTATCAGTTGGTGATGCTGTAGTTCCAAGAATCACTGCTAACGGGTTAGTTAACGGTACAAAATATTGGGTAGTAGGCACAGTAAACACTAACACATTCCAACTTGCAGCCACATATGGCGGAGCAGTATTAGCATCATTCACCAACGGCGCTGGACTCGACATTGATTTAGAGACCATCGATTACCCTACGGCAACCAATGGTGTAACATCAACCACAGCATTGATAGCTGCGGCTGTGACCTTAGATGCTGCACAAGAAACCATAGTAACTGCGTCTACCGCTTATATTACTGCTAACTTTCCTGCATTAGTTTATAACTCAGCTAAGTGCGAACGTGATGTGAGATTGATTCTTGAAGCAGTGATGTTTGACTTCATGTTCAACAGCAACTTCAAGACTAGAGAAGCTGCTTATTCATATCTACGAGCCAGCGCCAGCGATGTGTATTCACTGAATCAGAAAGCAGCTACTCGTGCAGCATTTACCTATGTAAAAGATCAAGCCAAAGCCAACGTGGGTGGCAATGCCACAGCACAGGCTCGTATTGAAACATTGATGACTACACTAGATGATATAGTCTACGGTGCTACCAACGAAGGTAGTCGCTGTGCTTCAAGCAACAGAATGGTTGATTATGCTGTGCTACAATTAGAGCGCAACAGAGACTATATTGTAGCAGAAATCGATGCCTACATTGATTCAACTTATGTTACCGCAGTCACAAACACTTTTGCAGGCATAAATGAATTCGATTGCACATCTACAGCATGGATGACAAGAAACGCAGCTATAAGATTCACAGGTACTGTGTTTGGCGGAGTGAATACTACTACTACCTACTATGTGCAGAATGTGATTAGTGCAACCAGATTTAAGATTGCTACTACAAGAGATTCAAATACTGCATTTAATATTGCCAGCAGCGGCAGTGGTTCAATGACTGTGAGTCTATTCTACAGCAGCACAGCCTGCCTCAGAGATGTCAATACATACATCAATGCACTCAAGTATGATTTGAAATATCCAGGCAACTACAAGTCTAGATACGCAGCCAGATACTATGCAAATAGTGTAACAGGCAGTTTAGAAGAGGACATGTATTATCTCAGAGATGCCACAGGTCTAAGAGATCAAACCCTTGAAGGACTCACCGGTGATCTACTAGCAGAAAATGAATACGGTACTTCTAGAGTAAGTGCAGGAGCATATGCATCCTTGGATCCAGGTTGGGGTCCAGAAGATTATCGCACTTGGATTATAACACGTTCACCATATGTGCAAGGCTTGACCACATTGGGAACAGCGGCTATAGGTCAAAAAATCGATGGCGCACTGCACAATGGTGGTAATGATTCAATTGTTTCCAACGATTTTACACAAGTAATATCAGACGGTATTGGTGCATGGATCACCAACAACGGTCGTGCTGAATTAGTGTCTGTGTTTAGCTATTACGCACACATTGCATATCTAGCGGAAAACGGTGGAAGAATACGAGCCACAAACGGCAACAACTCATACGGAGATTTTGGTTCTGTGGCAGAAGGTTTCGACGCAACTGAAACTGCCGGCACAGCCGTAGTTGACAACCGCCTGCAATTTGACGCACAAATTGATCGTGTTATCACCGACGGATCAGCACTGATACAATTGGAATTCACCAACGCAGGTATTGACTATACAGAAGTCACTTATACGCTCACTGGCGGCGGCACAGGAGCTATAGTTCAAACCGATGAATTCCGTGATGATGCTGTGTTTGAAGTTCGCATGTTGGACCTTATAGAAGACAGCACCAATGCTCCTGAGGCCGAAGGAAATCTTGGTGGATTTGGTTATAAGACTGCTGCCAGCACTGCTCAGGGCGGAACATTGACTAGTATAACCATAGCTGCCACAGACGGCGAATCCAGCACTGCCTACATAGGCATGAAAATTGTGCTTACAGGTGGCGCTGGAGTAGGACAATTTGGAATAATTACCACTTATAATTCAGGCACAAAAGTAGCTGGACTGGTTAAAGAATCAGACGGAACAGCAGGATTTGATCATTTGATAGCAGGCACTGCAATTATAGCACCAGATGCTTCTTCAACATATGTTATTGAACCAAGAGTAACATTTGCAGCACCTGGATACACTAGCACAGCCGCTACGCTGCCAACTAACGGCGATTGGAGAGCTGTAAAATATGGTGAAACTGCTGCGGTATACACCACAGTTACAGGCACTTATGCTGGATCAGGAATAGGTGCCACATTTACAGTGATACGTAATGGATGGAAATATATACCATCTATTCAGGGTGCCGGAACAGGTTATGCTAGATTACAAACCATAACCATACTAGGTACCAGCCTAGGCGGCACCACAACTGCCAATGATCTAGTGATCACAATCACCGCAGTGAATTCCACTACAGGTGCTATTTTAGATTTTGACCACAGCGGTTACGGCATAGGTGGCAGATATGTGGCTCTAAGAAGCGGAAGCACAGTAGGTGCAACTTCAGAAGATGGAATCGCTTGGGATACAAGAGCCAGCTTGATGCCTAGTGCTGCAAACTGGGATGCAATGGCTGCGGGTCTATTTGACGATAACTCTTCTGTAGGCAAGGTCAGCAAATTTGTGGCAGTGGCAGGCACCAGTGCCAACACCACAGGTGCATACAGCTCAGATGGTATTACTTGGACAGCAACCAGCATGGGAACTTCTGCTACATGGGTTGACGTAGCGTTTGGTGCACAAAAATTTGTAGCAGTCAGCAGCGATGTAACCACAGTGAGAATCAGCAATGACGGCGAAAATTGGGATCAAACTGGTACACTAACTACCACTGGATTCACAGCTATTGCCTACGGTAAAAATAGATTTGTTGCAATTAAGAGCGGCACTAATGTAACTAATTATGCCACATCGACTACAGTCACAGGCACATGGACTGCAGGTACATTGCCTTCTAGCTCAAACTGGAGAAGCATTGCCTACGGTAACAACAGATTTGTTGCTGTATCCAACACTAGCGGAACCATAGCTGCTTACAGCTTGGATGGTATTACATGGACAGCCAGCACACTACCAGCCACAGCATCATGGACTAGCGTGACTTACGGTCAGGGCGTGTTTCTTGCTGTGAGCACAACCACAGCAGCAGCAACATCGCCAGATGGCGTTACCTGGACTCTAAGAGCCACCAGTGCAGCAGCTCTTGGGTTCTCAGCTATCACATTTGGTAATAGAAACAGATATGGCCAGTTCGTAGGAGTTGGTGATGGTACAGGACAAGTAGCCACTTATATTAGAACTGGAGCCACCGCTAGAGGTCGTGCCAAAGTGGCTGCTGAAAAACTGTTCCAAGTTAATATCACAGAACCTGGATCGGGCTATGCCACAGCACCAACTATTACATTCACTGATCCCAACAACACATTTGAATCTCCCGTAACTGTGAGAACTGGCAGTGGTGTGTTGGCCAATCCTAGTTTTGTTAACAGGGGATCGGGTTATGTTACAGGAAGTGGTGAGGTAGATATCGGTGACGGTTATTCCAATCTATTCCAACCAGGTTCGTTTGTGGCCATGAGAAGAATTAGTGCTCAACCAGTGCCAGGAGCCAACGTGGTGTTCAGTCATTTACCTGATAGAACTTTCAAGTTGGTCAACGTGGTCACATTCTTGGGCACCAATGACGGTGCTTACACAGCATTCTTCCAACTCAGTCCACAGTTGACTAGATCAGAAGCTCCGACAGACGGAGTCAGCGTTGAAACTAGAATTAGATACAGTCAGGTTAGATTGACTGGACACGATTTCTTGGACATAGGCACAGGCAATTTTGCAGAAACCAATTATCCAGGACTAAGCACCCAGCCCGTTATTGCTGCCAACGAAGCAGTGGATAGTGGAGGCGGTAGGGTGTTCTTTACATCAACGGACCAAGACGGCAACTTCCGAGTGGGAGATCTGTTTGCCATTGAGCAAAGCACAGGTATTGCTACTCTGAATGCAGATGCATTTAATATTTCAGGACTGCAAGAACTTAATTTGGGCAACGTGACATTGGGCGGTGGATCAGCAACAATCACTGAATTCTCCACAGATCCATTCTTTACAGCAGATTCAGACAACAT